CTAGATAATGGACAGACACACTACAATCCAAAAGTGCCTGTTTGGAATGACCGTTTATTAGAGGGTGTAAATACTCTTAGTTCACCATCTATTCTCGCACTGAGAAAAGGTATTGAAGAGTATTTTGATGAGGAACTTGTTATGTTGATGGACTGTGACATGTACTATAGATTGTACAGAGATCATGGACAACCAGCAGTGATAAAAACTTATCACATCTCTAATAGAGAACACCCCAATCAAACACAAAGACAATACGAAGATCTCTTACCAAAAGAGATTGAATACTTGAAAGAAAAACATTCATCATGACCATAGGATTCAACCATCTAGGAAGACATGGCAGACTGGGTAATCAAATGTTCCAGTATGCAGGACTACGAGGCATAGCAGCACATCGTGGTTTTGATTTTATGATTCCTGATAGTGACTTCAAAGACGAGTGGACGGATCATCAACTCTTTGAGGCATTCAAACTAAAAGGTTTGACTAACATAGGAATGTGTCCTGGCACCTACGTAGGAGAAGCACACTTCCATTATGATGCAAACTTGTTCAACAACATGCCTGACAATCATAATGTATATGCATACTTACAAAGTACAAAATACTTTGATCATATAGAAGATGAAATACGTGAGGACTTTGAGTTCAAGAATGAGATCAGAGTACCATGTGAAGATATGATTGCAACAGTGAGTGATCCTATTGCATTACACGTTCGTAGAGGTGACTATATACAGAACTGTGATAATCATCCACCATGTCCAAAGGAATACTATGACGCTGCCCTATCAAAGTTTGATAATAAACGTAATGTTATTATTTTTTCTGATGATCCTGAATGGTGTGGCACTGAGTTCCCTGACGATAGGTTCCTTATCTCAGAAGGTGGAGACAATCTTGCAGATCTGTGCATGATGAGTCTGTGTTCTGATTTTATTATCGCTAACTCATCATTCAGTTGGTGGGGGTCATGGTTGAGTAAGAATCCTAACAAAAGGATAATAGCACCTGACAAATGGTTCGGAATAGGGTATACTAAGAACCATATAACATCTGATCTGTACTGTAGCAATTGGGAGGTATTAAAGTAATGGCAGATAAAATCGTACAAGAGGGAGTAGAGATTCCTGATCTTGGTATGTACGAAGACCTACAAATTCAACCTATAAATTCGTGGGATCTAACAAGCACTACATTTATCATACCTCTCAGGTGTGAGACAGCAGATAGAATTAGAAATGTAACCACCACATTGGTGTATCTGTTAAAGAATTTTGACACTCAAATAATAATAAAAGAACACGATAAAGAATCTGTATTTCTAAAACAAGTTGTTCCTATGCTTGATCAGGTAGTTCCTCCTATCAAGATGCATAATATACACCACATATTTGAGGAGACAGATGATGTAATATTCCATCGCACCAAACTACTCAATGATATGTTGGAGTTGGTTGAGACACCTGTTGTATGTAACTATGATGCAGATATACTACTCCCACTAAACAGTTACATACTCGCACAAAATACTATACTCAAAGGTTATAATGGTGAAGATATAAAATGTGTATACCCTTATGGAATAGGTGAGTTCCAATACCAGTTGTTTATCAATGATGAAGATGTTACTCGTTTCATAAATTCTAATTTCAACTTCGGAGCGTTCCAAGGAAAAGCAAACTTATATGATGCCAAGTTTGGTTTCTGTCAATTCTTTGACACGGAAGAATACCGTAGACTAGGTGCAGAAAACGAAGGGTTCATAGCGTATGGTTATGAAGATGACGAACGTTATCATAGATTCAATACCTGTTCTAAAGTATTGAGATTGAATGACCATGTGTTCCATATGGAGCATGGTAGGACACCTAATTCATGGTTCAATAATCCACACATAGAAAGTAACAGGGAACTGTGGCAGAAGTTGAGTAAGATGACTCGCAAACAACTTGAAGAATATTATGCTAACCCTGATTACTTAAATGCCCGACAAAAATAAATCGATAAAAAAATTAGATGGTTTTCCTAAAGTGTTGTGGATCAATCTTGATCGCTGCACAGAGAGAAGGAAGTATATGGAAGATCATCTATCCTATTGGGGAATAAAAGATCATCATCGTATCTCAGGTATAGATGGTGAGGAGTTTGAAGAGTACCTAAAAGGAACAGTTCCTGATCAAATGAATACGGGTGAGTGTGCTTGTGTTATGTCACACTTAAGTGCCCTCAAATATTTTGTAGAAGAGACAGATTTAGATGAGGTTATCATCATGGAAGATGATGCAGATTTATCTACTGCATCTAGTTGGACTTTCAATTGGAAGGAAGTCCGTAAGAGACTGCCCATAAACTTTGATTGTCTTCAACTTACTATTATAAATCCTAATGGTATAACTTTAAAACTACATCATAGGTTTATCAATGACTTTTCTGCTGCTTGCTACCTTATTACTCGTCATCATGCAACTAAGTGCATCCGTCTACACCAAAGAGGAACGCAGTGGAAGATCGATCAAAACATCAGACCAAGAGCAGTCTCCGAAGACCTAATATTAGATAGTGGTAAGACATATGCTACACCCTTGTTCAATTACAGGATGGACTTGGGTTCTAATATACATGAAGAACACCTTGACATTTTTCACAAAGGAAGCAATAATGCATTAAAGGAGTTCTGGGAATACCAAGCAGTGGATCATACCATTGATCAAATCATGGAACTTGATGAGTACGTTGGTAGAGTTCCGCCATCAGTATACCTAAATCAATTGAAAGAACAATGAACACATCTATTACACCACTTGAGAGTGACGAGTACGATCCTATTGTCAAGGTGCCACAACCAGAGTTTACAGGCATGAAAGATTTTGGTGCCATAGGAGTCTTTGATAACTTTGTCAAACCAGAATTTTGTGACTCACTCGTAGATCTTTTTGAGTACTGGTATACTAAAAAGTATTTCAAGAACATACCATCAACACATGATGTGACTAAGATGGGTGACGAAACATTCACATTAGATCATTTCAATGATGGTAAGACTCAGTTTCCACAGGGTGGAATGGGTAGAAAGGATCATCAACTATACCTAGAGATATGTGATCAGACTATGACTATGCAAGTCAACCAGTCTGTGGGTATGGCATTTGAAATGTATGTAAAGAAGTACTCAGGTTTAGTAGATGCATCTGACCCTGTATCATCATGGACATGTAAGTTACAAAGAACAGATCCTGGTGGTGGGTATCATGTATGGCATTGTGAGAATGGTAATTTCTTATACAGAGATAGAGTCCTAACATGGATGATATATCTAAATGATATTCCTTTAGAGAATGGTGGAGCAACAGATTTCTATCATCAAGAGATATCTTTCCAACCAAAGAAAGGTACAGTAGTATTGTGGCCAGCAGCATATACTCACATGCATCGTGGTGCATTTCTAACAGGTGAAAAGTCAAAGTATATTGCAACAGGTTGGTTCATTAGAGAACCTGGTAACGTAACAGAGAAGACACTGAGTCAAGCAGCACAGCAAAAATGATATTCTATACGTGCATTACGAACGGTTATGATACCGTTCCTGACGTATATTATGATAAAGATTGTCAGTATATTTGTTTCCATGATGGATCTATAGAGACTACTAAACCACTATGGAAATATATCAAGATAGATGTAGAAGAAGAGTGTCCAGTTAGAAGATCATATCATCCTAAACATTGCCCTCACTTATATTTTGATGAGGGTGAGTATGTTGTATGGGTTGACGCTGCATATAATATCACACAAGAACTTGTAGAGTTCTCTAAAGAATATGAAGGTGACTTTATGTTACCAACACATCCTGATAAGAGATCATTGACTGCTGAGTTTAATAAACTACATGCTTATGGATTCTCTACCAAAGATGATATCATAGACATGGCACGTCTCATGCAGAGTAGAGGATATGATCCTAAACACTACGATCAAACTATAAACTGTGTGATATGGAGGAGACTTACACCAGAGGTTATTGAATGGGGTAAGGTATGGAGAGAATGGTATATGGGTGGAGTGAATAGAGATCAAGTCTCTAGTTCAATGGCAGAGTATCTTGTAGTCAAGGCAGATAGAAACCCTACACCCATGGTGGATCTATCAAAACCAAATAGAATCAAACCATACAATCATTCATTTTGTATAGACAAACCAACTAATAGATCTATTGTAGATTTACAGACAGAGTTGAATGAAATTTTTAACTTCAAAGATATAAGTAGTATCATTATAAAATCTGCAACAGATACATTACCGTTTGAATTTGGGATTGATATTGATACAGAACTAATAGTATTCACATGTATTACTGATAAGTATGATGTATTCCCTAAGGAATCATACTACGATCCTAATGTAAAGTATGTCTGTTTCCATGATGGCACTATTGATACTACAGTAAAACCATGGATATATGTAGAATTAGATTTAGATATAAAAGATCCCAGAGATTTTGCATTCTATGTAAAAGCAAATGCTCATGAATTTTTTCCAGATAATTCTTACACAGTATGGATTGATGGATGTTTTGTATTGACTGAAGATTTCATTACCAATAGTATGAAATCATTCCCATTCTCTGTGCTAAGACATGGTGGTAAATTTTCATTATACGATGAGATATTAGAAGGTTATACCTGTGCTTTTTTCTCAGAACATACTTTGATTAATCTCCTTGAGGACTTGAAAGAACATGGTTATGATTTTAGGAAATATTCTAGTCCTCAATGTACTATTGTTTGGAGAAAACTTACGGATGATATTAAGATATTCAATGAGAGATGGTATTATTGGGGAGATAAAATAAATCGTGACAATATACCTTTTGATGCTGCCATACAAGACACTGGAATTGATCCATTATTTTATGATGACAGAGATGCAAGTGGTATCAAATTAGGTTTTTATAATAAGATAGGAAGAAGAGGAAAGCATCCACAACATGGAGATAAAAAACAATACCAAAGGGTTGATCAATTACTATCTAAACTCTATGAAATTACTGGACTA